CTGTACCCCGTCGACGTACAGCCTTGCCATCGTCCCGTCATAGGTTGCGGTCACCAATTGCCACGCGTTGCCCTTCACCGCGCCGCCTTCGACGCAGCCGTACGGTTGGCCGCACGTCCCGGTCGAGCCTGCGCCACCGGCGCCGATGAACTTGTATTGCGTGGCGGTCATATCCAAGCCCAGGTAGAAGCCTGTCTCGTACTGGCTTTCGATGATCCTTGGGTACGCGTACGTCATGGTTGGATCGGGCTGCACCCAGGCACTGACCGTGAAGGTGGAGCCGATCGGTATGGCCGGCGTGATGACTCGAGCGTGGCCGTCAAAGCCGAGAGCCCCGATGATCTGGCCGCCGATCCATTTGGCGTTATAAATCGTGCCGGGGTACTGGCCGTAGTCCGGGTAGTACTGATCGGTGTTGATGTTCTTTACGTACTTACCGGGGTGGGCTGAGTCCATGGCTATCGAACCTTGCCGGTCATCGAATCGCCAGTGCGCGGTTAGTCCTGCGTTCGGGTCTTGCGCGGCCAACTGCAAGGCGAGGAAGGTCAGCACCGTTGCATGTCGTTGCATCGCGTTGCATCACATCTGTGGTTGATTGGCCACGGTTTCGGGTGGGGCGGCTCACCGGAACCGACTCCCCGGCAAGCGGCTTTACCAAAACAACCCTCTAGGAGTTCGCTCTCCGGACCTGTCGGTTAAGGAGCCGATGATGCCGCCCATAAAGTCACTGGGTGTCGGCGCGTAGCACCTTACCCCAATGCGGATCGCAACGAATCTTCTCTATGCAGTGCTGCGCTATCTCCAACTCACTGTGGCTGGGTATCTTTCGCTGCAAGTTACCCCACTCGCGCAAAGCCTGCCGCGTGTAGGATTCCCAATCCGTATCAGGGCCGCCGTCACCCGCTGCCACGGCTAGATTGATGGCTACAATGCCGACCACCACCTGCACCTGTTCCGGCTTCTTCCGCAAGATCGTTTTGACTGATGCCATCCCTCTATCAAAGCAAAAGCCCCACTGTCTCGAACCCATTCGATGCGGGGCTTCGCCGTTCTAGATACTACGACTTGGAACCACTCTTCTGCTTGTCCCCATGACCCGCGGTTGCGGGGTTCGCGCCCCTTTCTGTTTGAGCTATCGGCTATTGCCGACGCATAGACAGAATAGGGAACAAACAGTGAATGGTCTAGTCTCTATTTCGATACCGATGCCACGCCCAGCAGATCACCCAGACCGCGACGGCCCATATGAGGACAAGCCACCACACGCGATACGGCATTCTCTCGCTTTAGCGCAGTACATGGCAATCAAGGCGTGCGTATTTCAACCCACCCCATCCGTTGCGCGCTGCTTCTGTACTGCGGTGTGTCCGGTACTCTAACCGTGCGACCGCACCGCATCTTGAATACGACGAACTTCGGGCGTTCCTTACTCTGCTGGCTTGCGATAGGCGCGGGTGCCTGGGTCATTCGGGTCGCCGCTGACCGACGGCATCTTGCGGCGCCAGTCGTCCGGCAGCTTCTCCTGCGCGTACGCCTTGGCCCTCACCGCTTCGTCGGTGCGCTGGTCCTGCTCGAGGGCTGCTTGGATCGCGCCCATGATCTTGCGCCTGGCCGGATCTTTGCGGTCCAGCCGGATGATAAGGCAGTCCTCGTCATCGAGTTCGTGGATGGCGAACGGGATGCTGGTTGATTTGTGCTCGCGCTCGCCCTTCTCGGTGTCGCGGTGACGGTGTGTCGCCTCTGTTGGATACTGCGTTGCTTGGGTAGTCATGGCACTACTTCTGCTCCGCCGGCTGTTGCTCTGCGCTCGGCTCTTCCTTCACTTCCCCGCGACGGATCAGCTCCTGGCCGTACTCAGGATCGACCTCGATGCGGTCGCCGATCTTGTGCTTCTGGCCCTGCTTGTCCGTGAACTCGCGGACGGCTACTAGCTTCCTGGCATTCATAACTTGGAATCCCTCCGGGCATTAGACTCTAACGACGCATTTGCATTACGGACGATGTGGAACACCGAGCACATAGCTGCCGAACCCGAACAACCGGAGTACCCAGAGCAGCAGGATCAGTACCACCACCACGTTGATGATCATCCGGATCGGAGGGTCAAGCGGAAGGTAATGGTTGATGAAGTAAAGTATCACCCCTACAACAACCAGAATGATCAGTAGTTGAATGACATCCATTAGTCCTCCTCCCGCTTCCTGACAGGGCTCTGCGTCACCACCATATTCGGGAAGCTGGTCCGCAGCGATTCGAGGAAATCCGCGAAGTCATCTGTATGCAGCCTCACCGTACCTATCTCCCCTGACCTGCCGTACATCAGCCGGATGTCGGTTTGATCGGGACGGCCCAGCACGGCCGCGGTCGTCACCCGGAGCTGCTTGACGGACTTTTCCATATAATCAGCTGATGAATCGCCGCGGCTTCCTGGGCGCTTTACTAGGCGCTGCTACCTTCGATCCTGAGACGCTGCTCTGGGTGCCGGGGCAAAAGGTGATCTCGATCCCGTCTGGCAAGTCACTAGAGCGAAAGCTGGCAGAAGGTGTCTTGAACTTTGAGTTCCGCAGCCTCTGGAAGCAGGACATCGAGCTACAGATAGCCAGCCTTCCGGACTTGATCAGTTCCGCCATCCGCTATAACGGCCAAAGTTACATCGGCAACGCGACGGCTATCCGGTTTCCGGTTGATCCGGTCTGGCTCCAACGATAGATAACGTGTACCTTATCTTGCGTTCCGATCCTCGCGAGACATAATTACAGCGGTCCGCTCATCGTCCTCGGCAAGGAAAAGCACGTCTTCTATAAGACGCTCCTGAAATTCGCCGAGGTTCCTGATTGCCGTTGCGGTTGCTCCTAAAATCTGGCCTATATTGAGCCCGCCGAGCATCGTTTTCATTGCGTCATAACATTCACGCTTCGTTGCCATATCCTCGTTTGTCGGTAATGGCCAGTCGCCAGCCGCTACGGCAGCGATAAAGGAGCGGAGGTCGATCTCGGGCTTGGTTGTCATGCCTCAAATATGATCGATTCTGAAACAGGATTTCCGGGCTGAAAGATGGCTTTGTTTGCAACAGCCGTTGGGAACCCGTTGGGGGACCGTTTTTGAAACAGCTACTGAGGCCCCTTAATCAAGTGAGCATGACCTAAATGGGCGATCGGATAGGGGAACGGCGGCTCTGTGCCGTAATGTTGCCTGAAAGCTTCGGCATGCCAGTGACTGAGGAGGACCTTGACCGCCCATCGTTTTGCCCGCTCGTGCAGAGCCATTGCGGGTAGTTTGCCGGATTCAAACAGTTCGATCAGACCGGCATCCAGTTTCTTCTGCCTCGCCTGCTTCAGGCGTTCCGCCGCGGTCGCCGCCAGATCTCCGTTATCGTTGCGCTTTTGCTCGTAGGCCTTTCGTTCCAGGTAGAGTTTGCCGTACACATCGTCCTTGTGACCGCTTACCTTGACGAAGCTCTCTCCCATCAGCCAGCACAGCCGTTTCAGGCTTGCGTTCCAGGGCCGCTTCTCTCCCTTGTTCCATTTACAGGTTGGGTCCAGGCCGGCGAACCGCCAGATGTGCCCTACGGTCGGCGCTTTTGTAATATCGATGTTGGCAATCAATCCAGATGAAATTACTGGGCCGATCCCTACGATATTCCGGCTCCACTCGCCCATCGGTTGCGCCGCGCTCCACTTGTCGAGAACGGCTTTGATCTGGTTTTCGAGCACCACCAGTTGCCCGTTGAGCCAGGCGATGAATTCGGAGGGCTCCTGGCCCTCGAGCAGTTTGCGCTGCTGGTTGGCGGCCGCGATGCGGTAATCCTGTAAATCGTAATACGTGTCAACGAAGTAGCGGGCTTCGCGCACACCCATCAGCTTGGCGGCGGCGCGAAGGTCCCGCGACAGTTTCTGGACGGCCTCGATATTTGCGCTCACCAGTTAAGGCTACTCCCTATCGGCTCGCTCTGACGCGACGGTGCTCTCGGTTTCCACGGCTCGCTCCGGTCGTACGGTGCTCTTCATCGACACGGCTCGCTCCCTCCGTTCGGTGCTCTCCAGGTCGCTGGCTCGCTCTCCCACCTCGGTACTCTCGCGCGATGTGGCTCGCTCCAACCTTGCGGTACTCTCCGATACTGCGGCTCGCTCTACTGGCACGGCGCTCTCTTCCATCGCGGCTCACTGCTATTCCATCACGGATCTTACCCCATCCATCCCGTGCTGAAGCTGCTCGCTGACGCCCAGGCCGAGACTGGCTTCTCCTTCTGGGGGGCCGGCGGGGTGGCGCAGATCTCATGCAGGCGGGAATTCAGGTAGCGGGTTGCGTCCATCAAATGGTCGCGCTCTTTGACCACGCGCCCCTTCTCGTCGCGACGGTACAACCGAAACTCGCCCAGCCAGTTCTGCAGGCTCTTGAACACCTTGAATCGGCCGCCGGTCATCTTGGTCAGCAACTCGTACAGCCCTGATTCGACGGCGTTGTCCGCCTCGATCAGGTTCAGCCCGAGATCCTGGTACATCTGAATGAGTTGCCGGCCGTCGACCTGGCCGCGCCCGCGGGCCGCGGGGTCGATTGCGCCTTTGACCCAGGAACCTCTCGCTTTAATGGATTCGGCGTGGATCACCGGCTCCGCTTCGCCGCGGTAGTGCTCCGCGTACAGGTACAGCGTGTCCGTCTCCCGGTTTAATGCTCCCCAGATGGCTGCTGTGCGGTTCCAGCCGACGTCGATGCCGTACGCCCGGGGCCAGTGGACGGGCAACTCAAAGTCCGTTACCGTGATGTCCGCCTCAGGGACCGGGAAGATCGCGCCGGAGCCGAGGACCGGGATCCCTTTACTGCGTGCGTCCCGCTGGTAGGCCGGGATGCTCGCCAGCAGATCCGCCTTCGCCTGCTCTGTCAGGTGGGGGCAGTCTTCCCAGGTTGCGGTCACCAGGAACTTCATGTTTTAGACTGTACAGATGGACCAGCTATGAAACGCCGCAGGTGCCCGGGCTGTAACCTACTCGAGTCGTCCGATGTGCCTTGGAAAACAGACCGTTGTACGCAGTGTGAGGCCCGCCGCGCAGCGCAACAAGAACCGTCAAGCCCAAAGCCGCGCCGTAGTTGGCCGGCACAAGCGCGACTTGCTAAGACCGAACGGGCCAAGGCAAACTATGTGCCGTACGTGTGCCGCGTTTGCCAGCAAACCAAACTGCCTATCGACTTCTCGCCGCGCACAAAGCGCGAACCAGAGTTCTACCTGCACCATGCCCGCTGCAAGTCCTGTGTATGTGAACAAGTCAAGGCGTCGATCCGAGATAAGCAACACAAGCAGTATGCGGAAAACCTTGAGGGGCGCACCGTTCGTAGTTTGGCGTCCGAACTGGACAAGCTCAAACGCAGGATTGCGGTCATAAGGCAGGAACTAGAACGCCGCGACAGACTGCTGAAACGAACGTCGTAATCATCCCGGCACTCCATTCGGCAGGAAGCTAAGTACTACTGTCGATAGGCCCTGTAGCGGGGTGAATGTCAGGTAACAGATACCGCCGGTCGTCATGGTTCGCATCAGCCCTTCGGTGTACAGGGTTGAATCCGGCTCTTCATCGAACCACAGGACCTCGATGGCGCTTCCCTGGAAGGATTCTCTACCCTCCTGGTAGCTCTTGAACGAGACGCTCGAGGTGCCACCTGAGGCGTGCTTCACATAGATCGTGTCGACCGCTTCCGCGATCCCCTGCTTGGTGGTGCGGTGCGTGATGGCGTCTCCCGGTA